TGGAGGGTTACTCTCTTGGGCGGTAGGTGGAGTAACGGTGCTGGTGCGGGTGCTTTCTGTTGGCATCTGGATAGTGCTTCTGCTCATCGTTATCGGGATGTCGGCGGGCGGTTGGTGTATGTACCTTCCAAAAAGGCAGCGTAACCGTTGAACAAGGTTTGAAAAATTGAATATATAGCGGTAGTTCAGGGAGTATTGTTGTTTACACCGATAAACAGTTGATGCAAAAACAGAAACCAAAAAAGGTTACTATCTTAGGCAGTAAATGGAATAACAGTGCTAATGCAGGTACTTTCTATTGGAATCTGAATAATGCTTCTACTAATCGTAATCGGAATATCAGCAGGCAGTTAGTAAATGCACGATTCAGGCGGGGAATTTTCCCCGCCTGTTTCAATATAAAATCTGTATTCCTGAAAGACCGTGCCACAGGCAGAACAGACAGCCCCCGAAAGGGGGAAGTTAAAAATAAATTTGGTCGTGTTGGTAAACTTTGAAAATTAACTTTCAAAGGTTGAAGATTCGGCTGATGTGCATACAAAAGGAACATTCAACAATGAAGCGATACGGGAATCTATATGAAAAGATTTATTCTATGGATAACCTACGCAAAGCACACCAAAACGCAAGGAAGGGGAAAGGCTGGTATCAGGAAGTAAGGGAAGTTGATGCAGATGTTGAAACCTATTTGAAAAGGCTTCAAGAAATGCTTATCAATCACACCTACCAAACTTCGCCCTATGAAAAGTTTATCAAGCGTGACAGCGGAAAAGAACGGGAAATCTTCAAATTGCCATACTTCCCGGATCGAATTTGTCAATGGGCAATTCTACAAGTGATTGAACCGTATTTATTGCGGTACATGACAAAGAACACCTATTCAGCGATACCGGAAAGAGGAATTCACAAGGCTTTGCATGATGTTCAAGAAGCAATGTGGAAAGATGTTCCGAATTGCCAATATTGCTTGAAGCTGGATGTAAGGCATTATTACCCCTCCATAAATCACAGCATTTTGAAGGCAAAGTTCAGAAGGCTTTTCAAAGATGCTGAATTGCTTTGGTTGTTGGATGAAATCATAGATAGCATTTGCACCGCTAAAATTGAAGATATGCGTGATATTTGGTTGCTGGATGAAGATATTGACACAGAAACCGGAATACCAATCGGGAACTACCTTTCCCAATATTGCGGAAACTTCTATCTTTCAGGGTTCGATCATTGGATCAAGGAAGAAAAGCGGGTAAAGCATTACTTCCGTTACATGGATGATATTGTGATTTTCGGCAGCAGCAAGGAAGAACTTCACGCCCTGAAAAGGGAAATGGATGTGTATTTCATGCGGGAATTGCGGTTGACTATCAAAGGGAATTGGCAAGTGTTTCCTTCCTATGTGCGGGGTGTTGATTTTGTCGGCTATCGAACCTTCCTGAATTATACATTGCTTCGCAAAAGCACTTGCACCAATTTCAAGAAGAAAATGGTGCATATCAGGGAGAAAACCGCAAGCGGGCAGTTGATGAATTATTCTGAATGGTGTTCGGTGAATTCCTATAAAGGATGGCTGAACCATTGCGACAGTTACCGCTTGCAAAAGAAGTATATTGCACCAATTCAAGAGGACACAGACCGATATTATCGGGAAGTTGTTAAAAAGAAAAAATTTAGAAAGGCGGCGTAAAGTATGGTTGACTATGGCAAAGTAAGAAGCACCGTCAAACCTGAACCAATCGTGATTGATGAATTCAGCGTTTGGCAGCACACCAACATTCAGGCTGTTTCTGAAAATGTCGGTGAAGAAAATGAATTTGTGGGCTTTGAATACAACATGATTCAGTTCACAAAGGATGAATTCATTTTGCAGCAAGCAGCCCACAATGCAGAGTTGGGCGAACTTGTAAATACGATTTTGGGGGTGACGAACAATGAATAAAATTTTCCTTGCACAGCAGATGAACCGCTTTGTTCAAATGTCGGTTCAATCGGCAAACTTGACGGATGAAAAGGCAATGGAAGTTGCTGATCTTTATCCTGAATGGGCGGCAATGAAAGCCTACCCGGAAAATGAGATTGTGAAGTATGGCGTGAACGCTGACGGGGAAACGCAGCTTTACAAGGTTATTCAGGCACACACTTCACAAGCAGACTGGACACCGAACACGGCGGCTTCCCTTTATAAGAAAATCGGCTTCACGGATGAAGGCGTTTCTATTTGGACACAGCCGCTTGGTGCAACAGATGCCTATATGAAGGGTAATGTTGTTTCCTTTGAAAATCAGCTTTGGGAATCCACCGTTGACAACAATGTGTGGCAACCGGGCGTGTACGGTTGGGAAGTAAAAGCCTAACAAACTATCAAGGATAGGTTAAAAACCCTTATATGGGGCTTATATAAAGCCCTATGTAGGGGTTTTTGCTTATAAATCTAAAACAGAAAGGAAGATAAGGTTATGAAAGAAGGAATTTGTACGGGAATCGGCGTTGTAGGCAGCGTTATTGCTTCCCTTTTCGGGGGGTGGGATGCAGCTTTGATTACACTGATGATTTTCATGGGTATTGACTACCTGACCGGGCTTATTGTTGCCGGGGTGTTCCACGCAAGCGAGAAAACAGCGGATGGAACGCTTGAAAGCCGTGCCGGATGGAAGGGGCTTTGCCGTAAGGGTGTAACCCTTCTTGTGGTGCTGGTAGCTTGCCGCCTTGATTTGGTGATGGGTTCTAATTTTATCCGTGATGCGGTTGTGATTGCCTTCATTGCGAATGAAACAATTTCCATTATCGAAAATGCGGGGCTGATGGGTGTGCCTATCCCTTCGGTTATCGTCAAGGCGATTGGAGTTTTGAAGAAAAAGGCAGAAAGCGAGGACAAAGAAAATGAGTAATTCCCCTTTGGTGGTTTACACCAAACTTTCACCGAACCACAGCGGGCAGAGAACACACGGTATTGACCGGATCACGCCCCATTGTGTAGTAGGGCAGCTTTCTTGTGAAAGAATTTGTGATTGCTTCCCGGCTGGAAGGGGGGCAAGCTGCAATTATGGCATTGGCACGGATGGGCGAATTTCCCTTTGCGTTGAGGAAAAAAACCGTTCATGGTGTTCTTCCAGCAATGCCAACGATCAGCGGGCGGTTACAATCGAATGTTCTTCTGATAAAACCGCCCCTTATGCAATGACGGATGCGGTATATGCCGCCCTGATTGACCTTTGCACCGATATTTGCAAGCGTAACGGGAAGAAAAAATTGCTTTGGTTCGGGGATAAGGACAAAACCCTTTCCTATGAGCCGAAAGCGGATGAAATGATTATCACCGTTCACCGCTGGTTTGCGAATAAATCTTGCCCCGGCGATTGGCTTTATAATCGTTTGGGCGATCTTGCGGCAAAGGTTACTTCCCGTTTGGGCGGCGAAACCCCGCAGCCTTCCCCTTCCGGTACTCTTTACCGGGTACAGACCGGGGCATATAAGAACAAAGCAAACGCCGATTCACAGCTTGCAAAGGTAAAGGCAGCGGGCTTTGATACTTACATGGTGAAGGCTGGCGGCTTGTATAAAATTCAGGTCGGGGCATACAGTAAGAAGGAAAACGCTGACAATATGGCGGCAAAGCTGAAAGCAGCCGGATTTGATACCTATATCACTACTGAAAAAGGTGAAGCGGTTACAAATTCCCCGGCAAAGAAATCCGTTGAGGAAATCGCCCGTGAAGTGATTGCGGGCAAGTGGGGCAACGGTGAGGAACGCAAGAAACGCCTGATTGCGGCGGGCTATGATTACGCCACAGTTCAGGCAAAAGTAAACGCCCTTTTGGGGTGATTCGGTGATACTAATTTGTTACTAATTGCCCCATTTTTCGCCCGCTTCACACAGCATTATATATTGAACAACCCTGAAAATATCGGGGTTTTCAGGCATTGAAAAACGGGCTAAATTATGGTATAATAAAAAAATATATTGACACTTGATTAAATTAAAATTTTGCGGAGGATAATATGGCTAATAAAAGCAAAGTACAATCTGTTGAACCGGATATAGCTGACTTGGTAAACGGCTGGCTGAAAAGCTATGGTCTTGACTATAAACTTGAACAAGCATCACTTAATTCGGAAATAGATAAGGCTCTTGATGAATATCATTCAAAGAGTGGTGGCAAAGGTGGTAACAGACCTGATGCTAAACTGTTGTTGAAAGATAAGTATGGGACTTTTTATCCTGTTCTTATTGAATATAAAGGTTACAAAGATAAACTTGTAAAGTTGGATACTGACGGAATCGTAGATAACAAAAAAGATAAAAATGAACCAAACTATACGAATATTAAGTCGTATGCTGTAAATGGTGCGATACATTATGCGAATGCGATTTTACACTACACAAGCTATACAAGAATCATTGCAATAGGTGTAACCGGATACAAAGATGAGTTTGGAAAACTTCAGCACGAGATTGGTGTTTATTATGTTTCAGCTGATAAAAATAATCTTGGCTTTGGTCAAAGAGTTGGAGATTATACAGACCTTTCCTTTTTAAAGCCGTCACATTTTGATGAGTTTGTAGAAAAGCTTAATGAACTCAGTCTTACTCAGGCAGAGATTGATAAACTCAAAGAAAAGCGTGAAAAAGAAATCAATATCAGTCTTGTTAAACTTAACAATGACATCTACAAAGAAGAAACAGGATTGGGAGAAAACGATAGAATATATCTTGTTGCAGCTACTATCATTGCAACGCTTGGTGCAGAGGGCGTTAAACCTCTTGAAAAATCTGATTTGGGATCTTCTACCGAAAGCGGTGAAACTGACGGAGATAAAATCATCAGAAAAATTACATCTTTCTTGAAGAAAAAACAGTTACCACAACAAAAGCAAGATTTGATTATCAGAACACTTTCAAACACTTTAGTTGATGAAAACAGAAACAAACCGGAAGACGGAGAAAGCCAAATAAAAAGAGTATTCTCGAAAATTGTTGATGACTTGGGTATCTACTATAAGATAGGTATTACAACAGATTTTACAGGTATGCTCTTCAATGAAATGTATAACTGGCTTGGATTTACTCAGGATAAGTTGAATGACGTTGTTCTTACACCTTCATACGTTGCAAGGTTACTTGTAAAGCTTGCAAGAGTTGACAAAGATTCTTATGTATGGGACTTTGCAACAGGTTCGGCAGGACTTCTTGTTGCTGCAATGAATGAAATGATTGATGATGCAAAAGAAAAAATATCATCACCTGAGGAATATCAGGAAAAAGTCGCAAAAATTAAAGCAACTCAGCTGTTGGGTCTTGAAATTCTGCCGCAAATCTATATGCTTGCAATCTTAAATATGATTTTAATGGGCGACGGAAGTTCCAACATTTTGAATCAGGACTCTTTGAAAAATTTTGACGGAAACTATGGCTTTATTTCAACGAAAAAAAATTTTCCTGCCACTGCATTTGTGCTTAATCCCCCATATTCCGCTGAAGGAAATGGTATGATTTTTGTTGAAAAAGCTCTCTCAATGATGGAAAATGGCTATGCGGCAATTATCATTCAAAATTCGGCAGGTTCGGGCAAAGCTGTCAAATATAACAAGGAAATACTGAAACATAGTACGTTGCTTGCAAGCATTAAAATGCCGATTGACTTGTTTGTTGGCAAGTCAAGTGTTCAAACAAATATTTATGTTTTCAAGGTCGGTGAACCACATCACGCAAAGAATACAGTTAAGTTTATCGATTTCTCTAATGACGGCTACACAAGAACCAACAGAAAGAAAGCAAGTGTAAATTTAAGAGATACAGACCACGCCAAAGAACGCTATCAGGAAATTGCGGACATTGTTAGATTTGGCAAGTCGGAACTTAATATTTTCACTGAAAAGGAATATTATGAGGGTAAAATCGACCCGGAAAACGGTGCTGATTGGAATCAGTCTGCTCCAATTGACACAATCCCAACGCTTGAGGACTTCAAAAAGACCGTAAGTGATTATCTTGCTTGGGAAGTATCAACACTTTTAAAAGGTAAGAGCAGTGAGGACAACGAACGCTTGGGAAAATAAATGCCTCACTCAATGAGAAATTGGCAAGTGTTGAGTGGGGCAAATACAAATTATGTGAACTTTTTGCAAAAATTGATTCCGATAAAATGAATTACAAAACGAGTGAGTTGCCAAGTGAACCTACTGGAATTTTTACATTACCTTGTCTTACAGCAGGAATACAAAATCAAGGATTGAACAATTACGTTCCAAGAGAAAACGCCTTGATTTTGAAAAATGTAATAACCATATCAGCAAATGGTGCAAATACTGGTGCAACTTTTTATCAAAGTAAGGAATTTACAGTTTTGCAGGATGCGTATGCTTTAAAATGGGTTAAGACAAGTTCGACATTATCAGATAATCAACACCTTTTCTTAGTTAGCACAATTAGAAAAACGATATTTGGTAATTACGCTTGGACAAATAAGGCGGGTTGGGAACGTATAAAGAATGATTATATTAAACTTCCTACCAAAAACGGAAAAATCGACTTTGAATTTATGGAAAGCTTTATAGAGGAGCTGGAAGCGGAGCGTATAGAGGAGCTGGAAGCGGAGCGTATAGAGGAGCTGGAAGCGTATCTTTCAGTCTCTGGACTGAAAGATATGCAACTGACAGCTGATGAGCTGTCAGTTGTCAATGATTTGATTTCAAAAAATATTGAGTTTAAACCTTTCTGTTACGATGTAATATTTGATAAAATTGTACAAGGAAGAAGACTGAAAAAAGATGACCAAATAGCAGGAGATATTCCTTTTGTAATGGCAGGAGTAACAAATACAGGTGTAGTTGGTTATATTTCTAATCCGGTTGCAAGTTTTCCAAAGAACTCAATTACAATTGATATTTTCGGAAATGCATTTTATAGAAATTATGATTTTGGTGCAGGTGATGATACTGGCGTTTACTGGAGCGAGAAAAGTGATTATTCAAAAGAAATTATGCTTTTCTTAACCTGTTCTATGGGAAAGTCCATTGAAAATAAATTCTCATATGGTAAGAAATTACGCAGTTCACAAAGCTTTAAGTTTAAAATGCAGTTACCTGTAAAAAATGAACAGCCTGATTATGAGCTAATGTCAACTCTTATCTCGGCAATACAGAAACTTGTCATTGCTGATGTTGTAAAGTTCAGCGATGAGAAAATAAAAGCTACAAAACAAGTTGTAGGATAATAAAAATCGCAAGTTATTCACTTAGTGTTGAGTGATTTAACTTGCGATTATTTTTTATGTCGAATATAGCTGTTTGGGGTGAAGTATACTTATTTGGTGCCCACTTACTTTAAGATAGGTGCAAATCTGATACGGATATTCGGCATCTTCGTGATAGTCGAATAAGTGTTCAGCATCCAGTCCTCACTGCCGTCATTTACGTTCTCACCGCTTGCAGGAGGCGCAAATATCTTGAGCGTCATATCAGCTTCACCGTCAAGAGGCTTTTCAAAGAACGCCGACATAAAGTCAATCGTCTTTGCGTGAGGTGCCTTGTAGAACCACTTGCCGTTGATTTCCATCATAAGATTAAGCTCTGCGTCCTCGTCCTCAAATGTGATTTCGCAGAATGTGGGGTTCTTTTCAAAGTGCAGAGGTATCTCGATACCCTCAGCGTCCTCAGAACCGCCCCAACGTAATTTTACAGGGAACTGTGCGTCACCCTCGCTTTTCATTTCGGGATAGAAATACTCATCGTGAATAATTTCCTTGTAGGTCTGCATTACCGGCTGCTCAATACCGCAGTCAGCATTGTTCGGATCCTCAATTTCAAGTCCCAGTCTGCCTCTGTCACGGAACTGATAGAATGTAAAGCCGTTGAACCAGCCCTGATCCTTGTCGTTCTTTAGCATATCGCAGAATTCCTTTACCATTTCAGCCTGATCGTAAGGTCCCGTTACATCGCCGTCAGCGTTGAACTCACTCATTACCATAGGCTTCTTTTCTCCGCCGCAAAGCTCTCTGTAACGCTTTTCCGACAGCTTAGTAAGATTATATGTATCAGCTACCTTGCTTCTGCTAAAAGAGTTTCCGCCCTCGTCCGCAACGTCAAAAGGCCAGCCCCAGTGAAGAGCCATGTACTTGTCAACAGACCATATATCCGTTGCTCTTACAGCGTCGGCAAATTCCTTTTCCATCTCGATTTCTCCGCCCTTTTCGGGATGCTCCACACCGCCGATACAGAGAATAGTCTGTACGTTGGGTGCAAACTTCTTTATTACCTCACGGGCGTGGATATAGAAATCAGCCACCTGCTGATAGGTAGCACGCTTTGTAAACGAGAACCAGTTACCTGTAGCCTCGTGGTTGATTCTCAGCTGCATACGGCCGAATGTCGAAAGCTCCTTACCTATCTGTTCAAGATGCTCGTCCGTAACATTCGGATCTATCGTCATTGTAAGTATAACGTCCTGTCCGTGACGTCTTACATCACGCATACAGGTGAAAGGCTCGTCGTCGGTTGTTCCGCCGATACCGCCCTTATATGTAAAATAGTCGTCATAGGGATAATCCCACTGGAATGCGATCTCCTTGTCCTTGAAAGCGTTTCTCGCTCTTGCAGGCCATGTTTCGTCAAGCGGATAATAGCAATACATAAGGCTTACCGCTCTGTGAGGTCTGCCCAGCTTGTTCAGGATATAATCCTGGTTTACATACTCTCCTCTTTCACTTCCGTCGCCAAGGTCAACCGCACATTTAGCAGGACCCATGTGGATCTTCTTGATCTCGCTCATGTTAATAAACTCCTTACACAACTTTTTTCAGAAATACTGATTTTTAAGACTTATCCGTCCTTTCCGGTAATTCGCCCGTCTGCCACTATGCACCGCTCACAGACAGCTTACCGGAATAATTTTGTGAAAACCTGCGTTTTCACCGAATAATTTGAGTATATCATAAAATGAAAACGATTTCAAGGCTTTACAAAAAAATTTTTTTGGTATATAATAAAACAGTATTGCAAAATTGAAAGGAACGGTAACCTATGTTAGAATATGATGAACTCAAAGTTGAGTTCGAGGGCTATGAGCCTGAGCTTAAAGAGCTTGCCGGCGCACTTGACCTTGATAATCTCAAAACAGAAATAACAAAGCTCGAAGAACAGAGCGCACAGCCTGATTTCTGGAACGATGTAGAAAATTCTCAGAAAATTTCTCAGAAAATAGGCGAAGATAAGAATATAGTACAGAGCTACGAAAAGCTCCGTGAAAGCTATGACGATGTAATGACAATGCTCGAGCTTGCTCAGGAAGAGGATGACGAATCTATGCTTCCCGAGATACAGGAGCTTGCAAAGCATTTCAGAACAGAGCTTGAATCGCAGAAGCTCGCTACCCTTCTCTCAGGCGAATTTGATCACAATAATGCGATTCTCACATTCCACGCAGGCGCAGGTGGTACAGAGGCTCAGGACTGGGTCGAGATGCTTTACCGTATGTACAACCACTGGGCAGAACAGCACAATATGAAGGTAACCGTACTCGACTACCTTGACGGTGAAGAAGCAGGCATAAAGAGCGCCAGCATACTGGTTGAGGGCAGAAACGCTTACGGCTATCTGAAGAGCGAAAACGGCGTACACAGACTTGTCCGTGTATCTCCCTTTGACAGTTCCGGACGCCGCCACACCAGCTTTGCTTCCGTTGAAGTAATGCCTGAAATCAATGAAGATATCGACATTGAGATAAGCGAAGACGAGATTAAGATGGACGTTTACCGTGCAAGCGGTGCGGGCGGTCAGAAGGTCAACAAGACATCCTCCGCTGTTCGTATCACGCATATCCCCACAGGCATAGTGTGCGCCTGCCAGACAGAGCGTTCACAGCATCAGAACAGAGAATACGCTATGCGTATGCTGAAGTCAAAGCTGCTTGAAATCAAGGAAAGAGAACACCTCGACAAGATTTCCGACATCAAGGGCGAACAGCTTCAGATTGCCTGGGGCGCACAGATACGCTCCTATGTATTCATGCCCTACACAATGGTAAAGGATCACCGCACAGGCTACGAAATGGGCAACATCGGCGCAGTTATGGACGGCGACCTTGACGGCTTTATAAACGCTTATTTAAAGGCACTTAGCTTAGGACAGATATAATGAAAAAGAACGACATCGTTGAAATTGAGATAACAGCTCTTTCAAGCGAATGTTCCGGTATAGGCAAGAAGGACGGCATGGTTATTTTCGTGCCGTTTTCTGCTATAGGGGACAAGCTTGAAGTAAAGATATTGAAAGTAAACAAAACCTACTGCTACGGCAAGATAGAGAGTATCATCACGCCCTCTCCTGACAGAGTCACTCCCGACTGCCCCATTTACACTAAGTGCGGCGGATGTTCTCTGCGGCATATTAGCTACGAGGCTCAGCTCAGAGCCAAAGAGCAGTTCGTAAAGGACGCTTTCACCAGAATAGGCGGTCTTTCGCCCGAATTTTTGCCGATAATCCGCAACACCAATATAAACGGCTACCGCAACAAGCTACAGATACCCATAGGCACCGATAAGGACGGAAATCTTATCGCAGGCTTCTATGCCTTCCACTCGCACAGAATCGTTCCTTGCGAAAAGTGCCTTTTACAGCCCGACATTTTTTCGAAAATCACTGCCGACTTTCTGAAAATTTCTACCGGACTTAATCTGACCGCATACGATGAATCTACACACAAAGGTATATTGCGTCATCTATATTTAAGGAAAGGCTATTACAGCGGAGAAATATGTCTTTGTATAGTAGTAGCAAAAAATGTTCCGGAAATTAAAATTCTGTCGGACAAACTTCTTGAAAAATATCCCGAGATAGTAAGTTCTGTAATCAATGTAAATAACAGGGATACTAACGTAATTTTAGGCGATGAAGAGATAGTATTGACATCAAAAAACTACATTTGTGACATCATGTGCAAAATCGCCGTAAACATAGCTCCGAAGGCGTTTTATCAGGTTAATACTCCCTGTGCGGAACAGCTTTATTCATCAGCCTGTGATTTTGCGGAGCCGAAGGGCAAAACGGTGCTTGATTTGTACTGCGGAGCAGGCACGATCGGGCTTTCCATGGCACGCACGGCAAAGAAGATAATCGGCGTCGAGATAGTCCCCGAGGCAATCGAAAACGCAAAGCAGAATGCCCTCGCAAACGACATAACAAACTGCGAGTTCATCTGTGCCGATGCCGCCGAAGCCGCACGGATACTGCATTCACGCAGCCTCCGCCCCGACGTGGTAATGGTAGACCCCCCCCGGCAGGGGTGCGG